GCGTTCATCGTCGGTGGCGGGCCGTCAGTGCTCGGGCAGGATCTGGAGGCGCTGCGTGGGCGGCGCGTTATCGCGATCAACTCGAGCGTCTTCACGGTGCCGTGGGCCGACATTCTCTTCTTCGGTGACTGGCGTTGGTGGTATGAGCCGGAAAACCGGGCGGCAGCAGCAAGCTTTCCCGGTCGCGTCGTTACGACATCGCGTATGGTGCCGAGCAAGCAAGTGCTGGTCTGTCATAAGACCAGACCGCCAGGGCTCGCGCGGGAGCCAAACAGCCTGATGCAACGATGGACATCGCTGACTGCGGCAACCAATCTGGCGGCGCATCTCATCGGGCCAGGCGGCACGATCATATGGCTCGGCGCCGATGGAAAGAGGGCTGCGGACGGTCGCACTCATCATCACAAGCCGCATCCATGGCCGTCGCTGGCCGGTTGCTATGACCGGCATTATTCGGATCTTGTGACAATCGTTCCGTCGCTGAAGGTACTTGGGATTGCGGCGTTCAATGCGTCGCCCGGCACGGCATGGGTCGATCTGCTGCCGATGATCAATTTACAGGCGGCGCTCGGTGAGCGGCAGGCGGCGTGAAAAATATCCTGGTCGATGGCATGCACGGGTTGGGTGACAACGTGCTTCAACGCGCCGTGCTGCGGCGGCTGCTGGCGACCAACGATGATCATATCATCTGGCTGAGGACGCCATGGCCCTGCCTTTATCATGATCTGGTCGGCGACCGGCTGCGTCTGATCAATCCGGTGCAGACGCTGCGCACGCAGCGGAAGAACGCGGCGCGCGAGTCCATTCGCTACGATCGCCATCGTCCGCCGCCCAGCCGACGATTGCGGGTTTGGTACGATCACAATTCAATCCGTCGGTACGGTTCGTTTCTCGTCGGCATGTTGCAGACAACGCTACGGTGCGGGGATGCGGATGCCGACTTCAGCCTGCCGGTGCCGACGTCATGGCTGGACAAGGCGAATGCGCTGATCGGCAGGCAGCAAAAGCCGTTGATGGTGCTTCGACCGCTGGTCGAGCGTACCGAATGGGCCGGCTGTGCCGCGCGCAACCCTGATGCCGTGGCTTATGCGGCGCTTTACAATGTCATTCGCGAACAGTTCTTCGTCGTGTCGATCGCGGATCTCGCGCCCAGGCAGGAATGGCTGGTAACGCAGCTCAGCGCCGATGCGATATTTCATGCGGGCGAACTCGACGTCGAAACCATTGCCGGGCTGATGAGCCGTGCGGCACTGACCTTCTGTTCGCCGGGGTTTGCAATTGCGCTGTCGCAATCCGTGGGTACGCCGGTGCTCAGCGTCTTCGGTGGTCACGAAAGCTCGACATTCTACGCCATCGGCAATCGCTTCGCGCCGACGCTCGGCATCGATCCGATCAAACCGTGCGATTGCTTCAGCCGCAATCACGCCTGCGACAAACGGATCGACCTGCCGGCGGCGCAGTCGAAGGTCGAGGACTTCATCAGCGAGCATTGTCATGCTGCCTAGCATATCGCAGGCGTCATTGGACGTGCAGCCGATCAATTGGCGTGGACTGCCGCGACGCTTCATGAACGAGGGCGAACTCGAAACCTTGATCGCACTGATACGCAGTGTTTGGCCGCGTCACGTAATTGAATTTGGCGTCAACATCGGCCGTACCGCAAAGGCCATCCTGGCGAACGTGCCGGGGATCGAACGTTACACCGGCATCGACGTCCCGTTCGGCCATGTGCCGGCCAAAGCCGTCCAGCGCAACGAAACGCCGGTGCGCGCGGGCGTGATGGTTTTTGCAGACCCGAGGTTTCATCTGATCGTTCGGCCGCGCGGTTCGCTTGAATTGACCGCGGCGGATCTTGCGCCATGCGATGCCGTTTTCATCGACGGTGATCATGGCCGCGAAGCCGTCCTACACGATACCGCGCTCGCGCGCGCGCTCGTGCGTCCGGACGGGATCATCATCTGGCACGACTACCACGACCTCGGAACCGTCGATGTGAAATCGATCCTCGACGGCATGAGCGAAAGAGGTGCCGCGATCGTGCATGTCGATCGCACCTGGCTCGCGTTTGAACGGGTGCGGCAATGACCGTCAATCGCAGGGCTGCGGAGGGCTGAATGCTGACCGTCACGGTGGCTGCCGACGATCTGCAATTGCTCACCGAGGAAGAACTGCGCGTGGCGGCGGGCCTCGCGCCGGACGACGATAGCCAGGATGCCGCACTCGCGACTTACGGGCTGCGTGCTGCCGCGGCATTGGCCGGGGCGTGCGGCGTCGCCAAGGCCGGCTATGATGCATCCTATGCGATGGGGTCGCCGCCACTGCGCGGTGAGGCGCCGCGCACGCTGAAGGCCGAAACACTTGCGCAGACATTGCGTGTCCGGCCGGGCGGTCAGTATCGGACACTGACGCTCGCCCGCTGGCCGGTACTCTCGATCATCTCGGTAACCGAGAACACGACCGAGCTCACGACCGACGACTGGGAACTCGATGTTAGCGGCGCCTCGCTCACGCGCATATCAGGCGATGAAACGCTTTACTGGCCGCACGGCCGGGTGATCGTCGAATACGAGGCCGGCTACGACACCATCCCGGAAGATCTCAAGGGATATGCAGCGCGCCTCGTGGGCCTCTACAACCAGACCACGGGTGCGGATCTCAGTGAGCGGCGCGTGGAAATTCCCGGCGTGATCAGCCTCGAGCGTTGGGTTGACACGACCGCTACCGACGTTCTCGTGCCGGAAGACATCATGACCGGGCTGAAGCGTGACGGCTACCGCAGACCGGTGCTGGCATGACGACGCTGTCGAGCCGGGCCAGGGCGCTCTATCGGGAAAACCTGCACGAGCCGGTCTCGATCCGTCGCATCACTGACAGTGGGACAGGCCGGGTCGACGCAAGCTATGCCACGCTCGGCCGGCTCAATGCCTCTTCGAATGCGGCACGCAAGGAACTCACTGGTGGCATCGCGCAGCAGGATCTGACCGCGATCATCTATGCACAGGACCTGTTCGACGCCGGGCTGCCGTCCGATGTCAAGATCGGCGACTTCCTCATCGACCAGGGCGGGGTTGAGCACACTGTCTACGAGGTGCAGGCGCGGCGGGTCGAGGGTGTGCTGATTGCCTATGAACTGACGGTGCGCGCCTGATGGCACTGAGTGTCCGCATCCAGCCGATCAGCCGCGAGCTCGAGCTGTTCGTGAAGGAGGACCTCGGGCCGAAGGCGCGCTCTGCGATGCTGGCAGCCTTCGCGGCCGAGGCGATTGCTGAAGCCGCGCAGCAGAATGCGAAGGTGTTGGGCCGGGTGCCGCCTTACGATGTCTATGTCGACGGGCGCGAAGGCGCGCCGCTCACCAGCGTCAAGCCGGAGGGCACTATCCGTGCCGAATTCCAACTGGTCAACGAGGCGCTCGCCTGGATCGCCACGCAACTGCAACTGCATTCGCCGGTGCTGACCGGACGCTACGCCAAGTCGCACGAACTGTTCGCGGACGGCGTCGATACCGAGAACCCGAACGCTGCGCCGCCGGCCGAGGAATATGTCTTTCTGAACACGCAGCCGTATGCGCGCAAGATCGAGGGCTACAGAGGGCTGGGCGGCGTGGTGCATCGCGCGCCCAGTTCGCCGCAGGCGCCGGACGGCGTCTATCAGGCGGTCGCCACGCTGGCGCAGCGCAGGTTCGGCAACGTGGCCAAGATCACGTTCTCTTACCGAACTGCAATCGGCGGTGAGATCATCGGCGGCAAGGCCGGCGATCGATCTTCGATGCGCAATCCGGCGATCATCGTGAGGCTGTTCTGACATGCCGGCTGCTGCGGTCGAGGCTGCGTTCCAGGCGCGCTACTACGAGTTCACGCTGAACGACCCGCCGATCATTCCGGCGATCGAGGTCGGCCAGCCGAACAACACTCACGACGCTTTCGTGATCCTGCAGTATCCGGTGGTCAATGGCATCAAGCCGGTGATAGGCCGAACCTACTTCGAGGAAGGCGCGGCGCGCTTCGTGCTGAACGTTCGCCGCACTGCCGAGATGGAAACCGCGCTGGCTCTGGCTGATGAGATTGCCAGCATCTTCCGCGATCGCAAGTTCCACGACATCGAGACGTTCACGCCTTCGGGCGCGATCGTCAACGACACGACCAACGACGGCAACTGGTTCTCGCTCTCGGTGATCGTCCCGTACCGCTACCAGTTCGACGACTGACTTTCCGCCAACCTCTGAAGTTCGCAGGCCCGGCAGCCGCCCGCTGCCGGGTTCGTTCAACCCGGCTGCGTGGGCGGCAGTCCTCGGCGCGTCGCAAGACGGCCTTCCCTCAAACACAGGAGATGCGCCATGGCTGGCGATATCCAAACCACGTCTGGCAGTAAGTTTTACATCTCGACCATCGCCGCAGCGTCGACGGTGGACGACATCGCCGAATACGAGGCGTTGACCTTCATCGAGGTTGAGGAGGTCGAGGATCTCGGCAATGTCGGTGACGTATCGACTGAAGTGACCGGGGCGGCGATTGGCGACAGCCGCATCCGCAAGGCCAAGGGTGCGAGAAATGCCGGCACAATGAATGTGATCTGTTTCGATACGGTGCCGCTGGATGCCGGGCAAACGGCATTGATCGCGGCCGAAAAGACCGTGAGCAACTATGCCTTCAAGATCGAATTTCCGCCGCCGGCTACGGGCACGGCCGAGATCAACTATTTTCGCGGGCTGGTGATGTCGAACGAGTTGCGGCTCGGCACCAACGATAACATCAGGAGGAGAGCTTATAATATCGGGGTCAACAGCGCGGTGACGATCGATCCTGCTGTGACCGCCTGAAGCGCATCGCGCAAACACGGCAGGCCGGGCGGCAGCAGTGCCGCCCGTTTTCTTCTAGCGCAACACATCACGGGTTCGTTTCATGAGATTGAGTGACCGCAAGATCGATTTGCAGAAGCGCGAGGAAGGCGCCTGGGTGAAGGACATTCCGGAATTCATGGATGTCGAGCTGAAGGTGCGCGGCAGCGGCAACCGGGACTGGGCGCGCATGGAGCAGAAGCTCATCGCAGCGGTGCCGCG